AGAAAACTACTTCTGGTGCAATCATTGAAATAGCGTAACCACCGCTAATTGTATCAATAGAAATACCCGTTACTGATACAGCAGTAATTGAATCTAGTCCAAATTGTGATGCCGTAAATACTTCGCCATTTGCAGTATAAGATGTAATATCTACTACTGCATCAACGACATACTCATCACCCATTACTCTTGGGGTGGTAATTCCCTTATGGTTTGCTAATAATGTTACTGTGTGTGTCATTTTTAATCACCTATTATTAATTTAAAGTGACACCAATCACTGAACATTCGTTAGTTTGCCTTGTCCCTTAAAGAAGGTGCATCCTGTTTCGCCCATTGTTCGGAACATACCTCGATTTCCGAGAGTTCCAACACCGAATGGGTTTCCGTGATTAATACCATCCTCGAAGTATTGAGTTGGTTTCATAACTGCAAGCCACAAATGGTCAGTATCAAGGAAAAGCAAGTCACTAACTTGAGTGGTTGCTGCACCTGTGTTTGGCATATCTTTGCAGGGAATTAGCGGAATATCGAAATATGTCGCTACTCGGAAACCGACTTCTCGGCCCTTAACACCCTTTACACCATTATGTGTAGGAATAATTTCCTTTCTCTCAAGGAATCGCTCTTGGCTTTGCAATAGGTCAGCAATAGTCTGGATAGTATCATATCCGGTTAAGATAACCTTTGGTGTTCCACCGTTTGTTCGCAAATCCTGAATTAGAGTATTAAGCAAAGTAGTAGTCAATGCTCTAACTTGGCTTGAACCATAACCTGCACCATAGTTAACCGTTGCATCCATAAATCCAGCAGTTACGCCAGATGAGGTATCTCGGTCATCATTACTGTATAGTTTAGCAATTTGGTCAGGTAGTGAACCAACCGTTCCATTAATCAAACTTGCACCCTTAAGAGCCTGTAACTCAAGTGCTGAAGCAACAATCTTATTCAATGAAGTATAGTTACGCTCCATGTTTGTGTATTGATTAGCAGTAGCGTGGTCATAATGGCTTAAATCCATAACCAGCATTTTGGACTGAACCTCAGCGTGGAATTTACCCATATCTTCTCGAATAATTGCGCGAATATCACCAACACCGTCATCAATCTTTGCCATTTCTGCTGCAAGTTCTGAATAACTGAACATGTGTGCAATTGTTTTTGGACTCATGTATAGTGTGGTATATTCTGGAGCAAGTGCTTGTAGTCCAACACCTTCTAATGCGTGATTTTCATCAACACCACCAATTAGGTCTGCACCGGGAGCATCTGTGCTTGTTGCTGAAGTAGAACCAAATGCTTCTTTTGTGGTTCCTGAATAACCATCAGTTCCAATTCCAAATGCAGGATTTGAACCACCGAGGGGTCTTTGTGTCATTACACGCCAACCGCTTGAAGTGTAAGGTCGCTTAGGTAACACACTTAATGGGTTAATTTCTTGGTTTAGCATTGACCAAACTTTCTGTCCATAAATCACATTGTATAGATTTAGGCCCGGAGCCGCTGTTCCGTTTAATGCTGTGCTATCGTCGTGTCCTGTGTGAAGTCCACCAACAAGACCTGCACCCTTGATAATGCTGTTATTACCAAAGTTACCGTATGTTGCTGCTTCAAGGTCTTTCAAAGTATTAATATATTTTGTCATTTTAATCACCTTTTATTTCTGTCACTCTAAATTTCAGCGTCGTTCCTCCAAACGCTGCATTGTTAGGTGAATGTCATTCCAATCCATCTTTGAGATTTCCTCGTAAGATGGAATGTTCATATCAGCAACAACCTTCTGTTGCTTTGCAATTGTCATTTCAGCATCATTCTTGAGCGCGTCAAGTAATTCGCCAAATTGCTTCTTGAGTTCTGATACTTCTGCCTGAGCATCGTATTCATTTCGCTCAACATTTGCCTTCTTAACAGATAATTCACTGTTAAGTCGAGATTGGAAACTGCGCTTAATATCATCATAAGCGAGTTTTTCCATCTGTTCGGCCTTAAACTGTTGATAAGCCTTCTCAAGATTTTCGTGGCTTAGGTCAAGACCGTGTGTTTCACCGCTCCATGTGGATTTACCAACATCTGTTGGGTTTGCGCCACTTGGGACTGAAATTTGCTGGTGCTTGTTTCGGGGTTTTCCGCCTTCAACCACTGTTTCACCATCTTCGCCACTTTCTAAGTAACCTGTTGGTAAATCTTTCTTTCCTTTTAGTTCTGTGTCATCCGAGGAATCCATGTATTCCTCATTCTCAATGTCATCTGTCATTTCTTCTGTCATCTTTAATTCCTCCGTTTCATCGGATAGTTTTACTTTTTCATGTTCTTCATCAATCATTTCTTCCGTTATCGGTTCATCAGGAAGCACATCAAATGCTAAATCTTCACCACTTCCTGCAACATACATATCTTCTTCTTTTTGTTTCTTATGTCTATCTAATTCTGCTTGAGTGGTTCCTACGGGTTCATGTCCCGTATGTGAAGCACCGCCAACATCACCCGTTGTGAATTTTGCTCGTCCTTTTGCTGCTTCAGCCAATAATCTTGCTTCAACTTCTTCAGGTGATTCATCAACTTCTGAAATAGCCTTTAGCAGCACATTTAATTCTTTAATTGCATTTTCAATATTTGTCATATTACTTACCTCTTGTTTAAGAATATCAAACTTTGCTTCTGGATTAATGCCTTTTTCACAAATAGTTACTTCATGCAATTCTAACTTACTAATTTCGTTATAATCCCCAAGTTCCTTATTATTACGTTTTCTTTTTTCTAATGCCTGTCCACCAATACTAAATGAACGTAGCGCACCTTTTCTAATTTCCCTTCCAACCTCTTTAGCCTTTTCAATATCATCCCTTAACTTAATCACTACAAAGAACCCAACATCATCAACATCTGTTTTCCACAATCTCCCTGTTGTATCTCTATATTCTTTAACTACTTCACCAACTTGAACATTAGAATGATTTGTCATTACATTTCTATATTTGGTATCAACCATAAACTTCTTAACTGCCTCATCTAATGCTTCAAGAGTAATCAAATCATTTTGCTTATCAACAATTTCAATAGACGCATATCCACCAATATACAAATCATCTGATTTTATTATTTGAAAATCCATTGGATTCATATTTACAGTCTTTAGCATAGTAGCCTCCGACATATTCCCACATCCAGCGACTACTACTTAAAGCGAAGGTCAATCAAGGGTAGTGAAGGACAAATCCTTGTTCTTGTCCTCTCTAATATCCCATATTCCATCATCTGTTTTAGGTTCAACAGGTTTATCTTCAAAACTAGTAAAGGCCAACCATTGCTTTTGCTCTTTAATAGGTATTACTCTTAAATGAAGTTTAGTATCAAATTTTTCACCTTTTAGGAAATATTCATGATAACCATGTCTTTGCACACCTAATTCAACATCACCTTCATCAATGAGTTTTTCTTTAGAAACTGTTGTTTGAACTTGAGCAGGATATTTACCTGCTTTACCGAATAGATTAAATACATCATCAACAGACTTAATTTGAATTTCCCAACCTAATTTAACATCATCTAACATAAAGGTTAAAGATAAATTTTCATCTTTTCTTAAATATAACTTAAATTTACCATTTCTATAATTTTCAGGTGTTTTATAATCAGAATCATCTTTTTCAATTACAGTATCATCAGCAATAAAATTATTGTTTTTAGAATAATTAATTTCATCTGCTTGGTTTTTTAAATATTCTATTAGTTTCTTCTCATTGTTATCAAAAATTTCAGAATATAATTCCGCTAATCCTTTATCTTTACTAATGTGTTCTATAATATCTTTAATATTAGCAGTATTCTCATTTTGTTCTTCTAAGAAGTTTTTAATACCAACTCTAAATTTACCCTTTCTCTCTTTGTAAATTTCCCCAATTTGTTCTTTCCAAATATCAATATCTAGCATAGCATTTTTTGCCATTAAATTGTCTTCTTCAAATCCATAAATAGTGAAGCCATCCAAATCCTCTTTACAAATAATTTCTGCTTCGCCATGTATATTATCAGTAATGATAATTGCTTTACTTAATGCTGAAGTTTTATAGTCAGTTGATTTACCATCCTTTGAATCTGCTAAAAATTCTAAAGTAACTACCTTATCAGGTAACTCTACTTCAGGAATTTCAACAAATTTAGCAGTATAGACTCTATATTGCCCCTTTTTGTTGCGTCTAACTTCATCCACCTTTACTCTAATAATTGAACCAACATCAACATCCACTTTAGTATTAAGTGCTTTACCTACATTCAAATAAAATCTATCATCTACCTTTTTAGTATCTAATTTTCTAGATTCTTCAATGGTTACAGGTCCAGCACCTAACGTGTAAGAAAACATATTAGATTTAGTTGATTTTTTATCTAATACCATTAAATCTAAATCAATAAACTTCTTCCACTTAATCCATTTTGGATTCTTTTTTG